ACCTTTAAAAAACTAATGGGAGAAGAGTTCTACGCAATTATAAAATTAATTTCTGGAGAGGAAATTGTATCATTAGTAATGATTGATAGTAATGATGGAGATCCTGTTGTAGTTCTCCAAAATCCAATTACCATGAAAATGATTGAAAATAATCAAGGAATTTTTATTAAAGTAAAACCATGGATGCAAATATCCGATGATGATTTCTTTATTGTAAAACTTGATAAAATTATTACTATGACAGAAACTAAAGATGAGAAGATAATAAATCTTTATAACAATTATATTGAAAATGATTTAACATCTGAATCTTTTCAATCTGGAGGTCGTGTTAAACCATCATCTAAGATGGGATATGTATCTTCTGTCGAAGATGCTCGTAAAAGGCTTGAAAAGATATTTAATCATTTAAAAGAAAGCTAAAATCTCATCTTCAACGGCAGCAAAGCGATTCTACCTATATTCTGCACTTTTGTCAAGCCTTTATAATCCATTAAAATATGTTATAATGGTCATAACGTAAAAATTAATATTCGGATCAATATTATGACCAAGAAAAAACCAGAACATTATGTAAATAATAAAGAATTATTAGAAGCACTTATTGTTTATAGGGAAAAAGTAGAAAAAGATTTTTATAGTAGAAATTCTAGAAATCCAACTAGAGAAGATAGGGCAAAGCACTGGCAAGGGAAACCCAAAATTCCAAATTATTTGGGAGATTGTTTTTTAAAAATTGCAACACATCTTTCATATAAACCAAACTTCGTTAATTACATGTTTCGTGAAGATATGATTTCTGATGGAATTGAAAATTGCGTTCAATACATTCACAATTTTGATCCAGAAAAGTCTAAGAATCCTTTCGCTTACTTTACTCAGATTATTCACTACGCATTCCTGAGAAGAATTCAAAAGGAAAAGAAGCAACTGGATATCAAGACCAAGATCATTGAACGCACTGGGTTTGATGAGGTTATGATGGTTGACGACAGCTTGCTTTCTGGGCATAGTTCGGAGTATAATTCTATCAAAGATGCTATTCAATACAGGAATAAATGAAGGTAGCAATTTTAACGGATACTCACTACGGTGCTAAAAAAGGATCTAAACATCTTCATGATTATTTTGAATTATTTTACAAAAATGTATTTTTTCCTGCCCTTGAAGAACACGGAGTAGAGGCAGTCATTCATATGGGAGATGCCTTTGATAGTCGGAAGTCAATCGATTATCAAAGTCTTGAATGGGCAAAGAGGGTTGTATTTGACCCTCTTAAAAAATATGAAGTTCATATGATTATTGGTAATCATGATACTTACTATAAGAATACCAATAGCGTAAACTCTCCAGAACTTCTTCTTCAGACTTACTCTAACATTAGGACTTATAGTGATCCGACTGAAGTTAATATTGGTGGATTAAAGATTTTATTTTTACCGTGGATTAATCAAGAAAATGAAGAACGTACTTTTAAACTTATTGAAAAGACAACTTGCAGGTGTGCGATGGGGCACCTTGAGTGCCAAGGATTTAGAGTTAATCGACAACTCGTCATGGAGCATGGTTTGGAAAGCCAATTATTTGAGAAGTTCGAACGTGTCTTCTCGGGACACTATCACACTCGATCGACTAACGGAACAATTTTCTACTTAGGAAATCCTTATGAGATGTATTGGACTGATGTGAATGACACTCGCGGTTTTCATATTTTTGATACTGAAACATTAGAACATACTCCAATTAACAATCCTTATAAATTATTTTATAACATTTATTATGAAGATACTCCATATCAGTTATTTGATGCAACAGAGTATCAAAATAAAATTGTTAAAGTTATAGTTCGTAAAAAATCAAAACCAAAAGATTTTGAAAAATTTATTGATAAATTTTATAATGTTGGTGTTCAAGAGTTAAAAATTATTGAAAATTTTGAAATTCAGGAAAGTGAAGATTTTAAAGTTGATGAGGATGAAAATACTCTTTCAGTATTAAATCGATATATAGATGACTCTGAATTTAATTGTGATAAAAATATCATAAAAACAATTATTCAAGATCTTTATCAGCAAGCATCGCAAGTAGAATAAAATGTTTCTTCTAACTCTTAAAGACAGAAAAGATGATGGAGCATATGCCGTTCAAGATCAATATGGGCATAAAGTTTTATTTCTTTTTGAAGAAGAAGATGATGCTACTCGATATGCTTTAATGTTGGAAGATCAAGAAGATGCTGAAATGGATGTTGTTGAAGTTGATGATGAACTTGCTATAAAAACTTGTAAGATGTACAATTACAAGTATTCTATAATTACTCCTAATGATATCGTAATTCCTCCTAAAAATGCTGTTATTTAATAAAATTCGCTATAAAAACTTTTTAAGTTCTGGTAATCAGTTTACTGAAATTGATTTTGAAAAAAGTAATACAAACCTTATAATTGGGACAAATGGAGCAGGAAAATCAACTATGTTGGATGCTCTCACTTTTGTACTCTTTAATAAAAGTTTTAGGGGAATAACAAAACCGCAACTTGTAAATAGTGTAAACGAAAAAGATTGTTTAGTTGAAATTGAATTTTCAATCAACAGTAAAAAATATTTGGTTAGACGTGGAATTAAACCAAATATTTTTGATATTGAAGTGAATGGAGTTTTACTTCACAAGGAATCTGATGATCGTGCCAATCAAAAAATACTAGAAGAAAGTATACTTAAAGTAAACTATAAATCTTTTACACAAATTGTAATTCTTGGTAGTAGTAATTTTGTTCCTTTTATGCAACTTACTTCTTCAAATCGCCGAGAAGTAATTGAAGATCTTTTGGATATTCGCGTCTTTTCTGCTATGAGTGGTATTGTAAAGGAAAAGATCAAGGAACAAAAGGAAGAGATTAAATCTTTAAATTTAAAAAAAGATAATCTCAAAGACAAAATTAGTATGCAAGAAAGTTTTATTGAAGAACTTGAGAATCGGGGTAATGCCAATATAAATGCCAATAAAGAAAAGATTGGTAATTTAGATGGAGAAATTGGCGTTTATATGACTGAGAATGTAAAGGTTGAAGAGGAAATTATTAAATATACAAAAGAACAAGAAGAATTATTTGGTGCTGGGGATAAATTAGTAAAGCTTAATAATTTAAAAGGTAAAATCTCACAAAAGGTATTAACCATTACGAAAGAGCATAAGTTTTTTACAGAAAATACGGTATGCCCTACTTGTACTCAAACAATAGAAGAAGAGTTTCGGTTAAATAGAATTACAGATGCTCAAAATAAAGCAAAGGAACTTAAAGATGGTTATGAGGAACTTGAACAAACAATAAAGTTCGAACAAGAAAGAGAGCGTCAATTTATTGCTTTATCCAAGGAGATTACAAAACTCACGCATGGCATTTCTCAAAATAATACTCGGATTTCCCTCAACCAGAGACAAATCCGAGATCTTGAACACGAAATTCAAACAATTGCCGAGAATCTTGCAAACCGAAATACTGAACATGAGAAGTTAGAAGAATTTAAGGAAAATCTCCAAAAGACAATTGAAGATCTCTCAGATAAAAAACAAAAAATCGTTCATTACGATTTTGCCTATTCCTTACTCAAGGATGATGGTGTAAAAACGAAGATAATTAAGAAGTATCTTCCGTTCATAAATCAGCAGGTAAATCGCTATCTTCAGATGATGGATTTTTATATTAATTTCCATTTGAATGAAGAATTTGATGAAACAATTAAATCTCCAATTCATGAAAACTTTTCATATTCATCTTTTTCGGAAGGTGAAAAAATGAGAGTTGATCTATCACTTCTTTTTACTTGGAGAGAAGTTGCAAGACTTAAGAATTCTGTGAATACAAATCTGCTGATTATGGATGAGGTATTTGATTCATCACTTGATGGATTTGGTACTGATGAGTTTCTTAAAATTATTCGTTATGTAATTAAAGACGCTAATGTTTTTGTGATTTCTCATAAGACTGGACTTGAGGACAAATTTGAAAGTGTCATACGATTTGACAAGAGAAGTGGATTTTCGTATAAGGTAGAATCATAAACAAAAAGAGCAATGAAACTTCCAAACTGGCAGCACCATTCTAAAAAGGAGCAGAAGCGGAAACTCAAACCGCAAGCACTCCGACAAGCAAAAGCACGACGCCAAGCGTTCAAGAAAAAGCACTCCGAAAGGGGTGCTTCTTTTATAAATATCTAAAAAGTGTTTATACCGATGAATTCAAAAGAATACAGGAAATTTCTTGAATCTTATAATGGAATTTATGAACAAATTGGAGTTAAAGTTCCTTCTGGTGCTAGTGATGCCGAAGCACTTAAGGGACTTATTCCAAAAGGTGGTAAGGTTCATGAAGTTCCAAAGAAAAAATCTACCTTACAAAATGCTTCATATGAACCAGAAGGTGAAATGATCGGTGAGCATGAAAGTGTAATTGAAACATCAGAAGAAGTAGAAATTGATCTTTTTGATTACATTCTTGAGCACTTAGTTTCCGAAGGTTATGCTGATACTAATGAGGCAGCACTCGTTATTATGGCAAGTATGAGTGAAAACTGGAAGCAAAGTATTGTTGAGGGTATGGGTTTGAGTGTTGGAGCATCAAAACTTGCAGGAAGATTGCTTTCAAATCCACGTACATCTCCTGAAGAGGGCGCTAAAAACTTTCAAAAAAATCTTGCAGATCCTGTAGGACATGCTGTAAAAGGTGCTGCAAAAGCAGTTTTTGGTGTTGGAGATGAGAAAAATAAGCAGATGATGCAAAAGCGTCGTCCAAACTGAACCACTTTTCAAACTGGTACACTAGAGGGTTTCACCACCCTCTTTTTTTGTATTATGGGTCCATACGCAACAAACCCATGACCGTTCGCCACGAAATCAAGTCACAACTTGCCAAACTTCTTGCCACCGAAGACCTTGTGGTTGAGCACAAGAAAGTAGAGACTGCCTGCTTTAACGTTCATACCCGTGTGTTGACTCTGCCGATGTGGGAGAAGGCAAGTAACACCGTGTATGATCTTCTGGTGGGGCATGAGGTTGGACATGCTCTTTATACTCCTGATGAGGATTGGACCAAAAATGTAAAGGTTCCTCTACAATTTGTGAATATCGTAGAGGATGCACGTATTGAGAAGATGATGAAGCGCCGTTATCCTGGTCTTTCCAAGACCTTTTATAATGGATATAAAGAGTTTTCTGATGACGACTTCTTCCAGATTGATGATGATGATCTGGAAACCTATAACCTTGCAGATCGCGTAAACCTTTGGTTTAAGATCGGTAACTATGTAAATATTCCTATTGAACCTGGCGAAGAAACTGAAATCATCAACATGGTTGCCGAAACCGAAACCTTTGCTGATGTTTTGATTGCTGCAGAGGCACTGTATAAGTATTGTAAGCAGAAGCAACAGGAGGAATCCAAGACTCCTATGGATAATCTGGAGTCTCAGGATAGTGGTGCAAGTCAACAACCTGCTTCCGATTTCACTGATCAGCAGGAAGGTGAGAATGATCATCAGGAACAACCTGCAGAACAGAATAATCAACAACAACCTAAAAACACTCAAGAGGGTGGAGAGAAGGATGAAGATCCAGAAGTTAAAACTATGGATTCTCTTGAAGAGGCACTAAAGGATCTTGTTAATCCTGACTCATATGAGAATGTTTATCTTGAATTGCCCCAACTTGATCTTAATAGGGTAATTGTTCCAAACGAAGAAATTCATTCTAGTTGCAAACAGTATTGGAATAATTACCTTGTGGATCAGGGGTGGAAGTATGAAGATATTTTTGGTGCAGTTGATAAAAAGTTTGCTGAGTTCAAACGTTCTGCTCAAAAGGAAGTTAATTACCTTGTCAAAGAGTTTGAATGTCGTAAAGCAGCAGACTCCTACGCTCGTGCTTCTACTGCACGTACTGGGGTTTTAGATTGTACTAAACTTCATACTTACAAATATAATGAAGATTTGTTCAAGAAAGTAACTACTCTTTCTGACGGTAAGAACCATGGATTGGTGTTCATTCTTGATTGGTCTGGATCTATGTCAAACGTAATGGAAGATACCGTCAAGCAACTTTTTAATCTTGTGTGGTTCTGTAAAAAGGTTTCTATTCCTTTTGAAGTTTATGCTTTTACTACCGATTATCCTTTGGTGAAGTATGATGAGAACGGTAAAGCAACACTTCGCCAACTCTCTTACGAAAAGAAAGATAGTCTTATTCAGGTTGGTGAATGGTTCTCTTTGATGAACCTTCTTACAAGTAAAGCGAATGGTAAAACACTTGAAGAGCAAATGCTGAATGTATTTCGCCTTGCGGTTTCTTTTGCTTATCACAATAAGTGCTATTACAGCACTCCTCCAGGTTTGACTCTTTCTGGAACTCCCTTGAATGAATCGCTGATTGCTCTTCATCAAATTCTTCCTAAATTCCAAAAAGAAAACAAACTTCAAAAGGTTCAGTGTGTTGTTCTAACTGATGGTGAAGGTTCCCTTCTTAAGTATCATCGTGAAGTTCAACGCCGATGGGAAAAAGATCCTTATATGGGAACTGCTCATATTGGACCTAATGCCTTTATTCGGGATCGTAAGACTGGAATGACTTATTCTTGTGATAGTGAGGATAATAATTTTACAGATATTCTTCTTCGTAATTTGAGGGATAAGTTTACTGATATCAACTTTATTGGTATTCGTGTTCTTGAGTCTCGTGATGCTGGACATTTTATTCGCCGTTACTATGGGTATTACGGTGATGAGTATGATAAGGTAATGAACTCCTGGAAAAAGGAAAGGGCATTTACCATTAAGAAATCTGGATATCATTCTTATTTTGGACTTTCTTCTAGCACTCTTTCCCAGGAAACAGAATTTTCTGTTTCGGAGGATGCTACAAAATCGCAAATTAAAAGTGCTTTTGTGAAAAGTCTGAAGTCTAAAAAAATGAATAAGCGTATTCTTGGTGAGTTTATAGAACTTGTTGCTTAAAGTCGATGTAAATTATAAATACTTGAAAAGTACTTTCTGCGCAAATGAATTCGACAGTTGTAAAGGATATCAAAGAAGCATATAATTCTGTTTATTATGATGAAACTAATCTTTTCGAAGATATAGTTAATTATTGCCACGCAATTAATATTTTTGAGACAATAGAAGAGACTGAGTATTTTGCCAACTTAATTATTGAAAATGAGTTGGCAAATACTTTTGTTGAGGATGTTCTTGAGTATTATTCTGAAGAACAATTATTGGATGAATCTTATATTGCTGAAGTTAGTGCTGGATTACTTAAAACTGGTATGAAAGTTGCTGGAGGTTTATTAAAAAAAGTAACTCCAGCAGTTAGAGGTCTTCCTGCCAAAACTCTTGCAAAGAAAGGATATACTCCTGGAGGTTTTAGTTCTACTGGAAAACAGCTTGGTAAAGTTAATAAACCAGCTCTTGCAACTCAAACTAGATCAATTCAGCAAGCAAGAGCAGCAAGAAAACCACCAGAACCACAAAAGGCAAATAAGTATGCGGACATGCTTGCTCAAAAGAAAGCATCTCAGGCAACTAAACCTACAGCACCAAAACCAGCAACTACAAAACCTGGAGGAATGACTCCATCTTATATTGCAAAGAGAGGAGTAACTGATACTTTAGCGACAACTTTAGCTTTAGGAATGGGACATATGGCAGGTCTTAAACCTGCTACTAATGTATTAAAGCAATTTGCACAACCTATTGTCAGAACAATTAAACCTGCTGCAACTAGAACTGCACCTACAGCACTTCCTTCTGCAGGTAAAACAGTAGCATCTAAACCAACATTTAAACCTGAGGCACTTCCAAAATCACCTAAATTAGCGGAACCTGCAGGAAAATTAGCAACAACAAAGGCACCTAAACCAACATTTAAACCCGAAGCACTACCTAAGGCAAAGGCAACAACAGAACCTGGAGGAGCACTTGTTCGTGTAAAGGGTTCTAAACCAACATTTAAACCCGAAGCACTACCTAAGGCAAAGGCAACAACAGAACCTGGAGGAGCACTAGTTTCTACTAGATCATCTAAACCAACATTTAAACCTGAAGCATTACCTAAGGCAAAGGCAACAGCAGAACCTGCTGGAAAGTTGGCAACAACAAAAACTCCAAAAACCACAAAAACTGGATTATCTCCAGAAGGGCAGGCAATTCAAAGATTAAATAAAATGACTGGTGGTGGACCTTTAGGAACTAGAGAGTTGCCAAAACTTTCTCCTAGAGCACCTAAACCTGCCTGGGAAGCAGGAGCAAAACCACCAAAACCACAACAAGTTCCTGGTCAGGTTCAAAGAAGTGTTGCTCTTCCATCAAGTAAAACTACATCTTCCACTAAACCATCTAAAAAAACTCCAGAACCTTCTACTGGAGGAAAACCTCCTAGAGGTGGCGGATTGACTAATACAGTTCGTGCTACTTTGTCACCCGCAGAAAGAACAGGAAATATGAAGTATCCTGGCCTTGAAAAATATGCAACGGGATCTGGTCCTGGAACTGGTGGAGCAAAACCACCTAAAAAATCTATGTTAGGACCTGCTGTTGCTGCTGCTGGTGCTGCTCTTGCATCTTCGGATTCGGAAAGAAAGCAGAAAAAAACTGAAAAACAACAAAAAGCACTTGTATCAAATATTGAAAAACCAAAGAAAAAAGTTACTGGTGAAGATGTGAGAAAAAGTTTTGATACTGCATTTGCCACAGAAAGAAAACTAAAAGGATCAAAAGGTACTTTTAGATGGACAAATCCTTTAACTAAAAAGACTGGTACTTATACAACTAAAATGGCAAAAGAATCAATAGACAATTTTGATATTATTTTAGATTCACTTTTAGTTGAAGGTTATAGTAATGAAGATGCATTATCAATTATGGCAAATTTAGATGAAGCTGCAGTTACTAAATTGTTGTTAAAACTTCAAAAAGCTTTACCCAAATTATCTGATGAGGGTAAAAAAGCAGCAAGGGGTATTATGAAAAAACAAGATTCTACTGCGGCTGATCTTGAAAGACAAAAAATGTCTCCAGTTCGTAAGCAACAATCTAAACAGAGATATGAAAGAGAAACTGAAGATAAGTATGGGCATCCATCTTTGAGTGCTGCAGAAAGAAATTCATCAATGCGCTGATAAGGACACTTTTTAAACTGTCACATGGGGCACTTACCTGCCCCATTTTTGTCTGTATAATTACTTTGTTGAGAAAAACACCTAACTAAATCATGCCTCGTAAAATTTCCGTGAGCGACGAACAACTGATTGAATCACTCAAGTCTCTTTATGGCACCGAATTGTCTGCTGGCGACATTCGTGGTTTTTGTGCTTCTAAAAATCTTAGTTATCCTACTGTAACTCGCCGTTTGGAACAATTTAAAACTGATCGTGGTCGTTGGAATCTTGAAGTGACTCAAGAACGTGTAAAGGAGATTGAGCGTTCTTATCAAGCACCTTCTGTTCTTTCTGCAGTTGAACAAAACCTCATTCCCGATAAAGATGATACCTTCGTCAAGTTTGGTAACTTTAACGATATTAAGAAAATTATTCAGTCCCGTCTTTTTTATCCAACGTTCCTTACGGGTCTTTCGGGTAATGGTAAAACGTTCAGCGTGGAGCAGGCATGTGCTCAACTGGGTCGTGAGTTGATTCGTGTCAACATCACTATTGAGACTGATGAAGATGATTTGATTGGTGGTTTTCGTCTTGTGGATGGTGGTACTGTTTGGCATAATGGTCCTGTGATTGAAGCACTTGAGCGTGGTGCTATTCTGCTGTTGGATGAGATTGACCTTGCTTCTAACAAGATTCTGTGCTTGCAATCTGTCCTGGAAGGTAAGGGTGTCTTCCTGAAGAAGATTGGTAAGTATGTCAAACCCGCTGCTGGATTCAACGTATTTGCCACCGCAAACACTAAGGGTAAGGGTTCTGATGACGGTCGCTTTATCGGCACCAACGTGCTCAACGAGGCGTTCCTAGAGCGTTTCCCTGTGACCTTTGAGCAGTCCTATCCTGCTCCTGCAACCGAGCAAAAGATCCTGGAAGGCATCGCTCTGGACCTTGGCGTAGAAGACCGTGACTTCTGCAAGCGCCTTGTGGATTGGGCGGACATTATCCGCAAGACTTTCTATGATGGTGGTATTGAGGAAATCATCAGCACTCGCCGCTTGGTTCATGTTGTTCGTGCTTTCAGTATCTTTGGTGATAAGGCAAAGGCAATCCAAGTGTGTGTGAACCGTTTTGATGATGAAACCAAGCAAGCCTTCCTAGAACTGTATGATAAGGTTGATGCGGACTTCCGTATGCCTGTTGAAGGTGAGTATGTAACTTATGACCTTGACCAACAAACTCAATCCTGATATAATTGGGGAAGGTAAAAAGTGCCTTTCCTTATTCTTATTATTTACTATGAAAAAATTATGACTAAAAACTTCGAAACGAATTACTCAGACTACATCGCCCCCAAAACCTCAGTTTATAACTATTTGGGTTATGATGGTATTGGTTTAACTGAAAATCCTCCCAATCCTTCTGACACAATTACTTTTAACATGAACATTCCAGAAAATACAAACAAAAACGGTTTTTGGAAATATAACGAAGATAAAATTCTCAAGCAATTAGAAGAATATATTGCCAGTACCTATCGGCAACATTATGTGGATCGTACTGGAGGTGGCAAAGAGCAAACTCTTGATAAAATCAAACACAATCGCCGTGAAGGATTTTGTGCTGGTAACGTAACCAAGTATATTGATCGTTATGATACAAAAGGTACTCCTCGTGCAGATTTGTTCAAGGTTCTTCATTACACAATTCTGCTGATTAATCATCTTAATCTCGTTGAAAACAAGTGAAACCTCAAGATAAAACTATGAAACTTTCTGATAACACTTTAACCATTCTCAAGAATTTTGCTGGTATTAACAATTCAATTCTTGTAAAACAAGGTAATAAACTTCGCACTATTTCTGTTGCTAAAAACATTCTGGCAGAAGCAAATATTACTGAAGAGTTTCCTCGTGATTTTGCAATTTATGATCTTAATCAATTTTTGAATGGATTGAGTTTGCATCAAGATCCAGATCTTGATTTTAAAGAAGGATCTTATCTGAGTATCAAAGAAGGTAAACGACGTGTGAAGTACTTCTTTGCAGATCCTAATGTGATTATTTCTCCTCCAGAGAAAGAAATCACTCTTCCTTCTGAAGATGTTTGTTTCCAACTAGACAGCACTTCTCTGGAGAAATTGGTGAAAGCAGCAGCAGTTTATCAACTTCCTGATCTTTCCGCTATTGGTGAATCGGGTGTTATTAAATTAGTAGTACGTGATAAAAAGAACGACACTTCTAATGAGTATGCTATCATTGTTGGCGAAACTGATTCCGAATTTACTTTTAACTTTAAGGTTGAGAATATCAAGATTATTCCTGGCGCTTATGACGTTGTGGTTTCTTCTAAACTTTTATCACAGTTCACGAACACCAAGTACAATCTGACCTATTATATTGCTCTGGAACCTGACTCTTCCTTCAACTGATGGATTTTTTCCTTTACCTTACTTCACAATCCAAAGAAATTATTAATTTAATTAACAAAGCAAAATACTCAGTAAATGAAAATATTGGATTTTGTAGAAACAAAAGATTATTTGGATATGTTGATCACGGTAAAAAGTTTGTAATTTGTACAAAAAATATTAAAAACAGCGGATTTAATCCTAAGATTTATATTAATGAAACCATGCTTCATGAGGCAGTTCACGTAGCACATCACTGTAATGGGTATCGTCCTTTTTGGATTTCTAAAAAATATATGCCCCTCCCATCCAATAAACTTCGGGATGTTAAAAACTCCGTAAATGCATCTAGTGCTTCTTCTCAAATGGAACACGAAGCATATTGGATGGAAGATAAACCAAACAAAGTTCGCTATGTACTTAAAAAGTATTGTTTTTGATAAGCGTGTGTAAATATTTGTATTATTACAAAATTTTTAGGAATTAACTTTGAACATCTTTGTTACTTCTCCATTTCCTGCAGAGAGTGCCATTTGCCTTCCCGACAAGCACATCGTCAAGATGCCCCTAGAGTGCTGCCAGATGCTCTCTATCGTTGCTTCTGGTAAGTGGGGGCACGGGTACGGCACTCTCCCTAAGGCAGATGGAACCCCCTACAAGACCGAGAAAGGAGCATTCCGCAATCATCCCTGCACCAAGTGGGCAATGGAGAGTATCCATAATGCCTACTGGTTAATTAAGTGGGGTTTGAACTTGTCAGATGAATACTGTCTGCGGTATAATAAAACTCACTCCTGTTATAAAACTCTTGTGGATGCATACTATTTGTTTCCAAAGGGTAAGATCACGGAAGTGACACCATTTGCTCGTGCTATGCCTGAGGAATGGAAATTTGATAACACTATTGATACATTTGAGGCATACAAAAAGTATATCGCGTCCAAACCTTGGGTGAAGGATAACTATCTACGTATGCCTGAACGCAAACCTGATTGGATTTAATTATGGCAAGTGAATTTCTTCTCACCGAAAAATACCGTCCTCAAGTAATTGATGATTGTATTCTTCCTGATGAAACTAAAAAAACATTTAAGGAGTTTGTAGAGAAGGGTGAGATTCCTAATCTCCTTCTTGCTGGACCTCCTGGTATCGGCAAAACCACAATCGCAAAAGCACTTTGTAATGAACTAGGAGCAGATTATTATGTCATCAACGGATCCGACGAAGGACGTTTCCTGGATACTGTACGGAACCAAGCAAAGAACTTCGCTTCGACCGTCTCACTTACGGGATCTTCTAAACACAAAGTCATCATCATCGATGAGGCAGATAACACGGGGAACGACGTACAACTCTTACTACGGGCAAATATTGAGGCATTTTATAGCAACTGCCGATTCATCTTCACCTGCAACTACAAGAACAAAATTATTGAACCTCTTCACTCCCGATGTGCAGTCATCGACTTCACAATCAAGGGAAAACAAAAGCAACAACTTGCGGGAAGTTTCTTTAAAAGAGTTCTCCAAATCTTGGATGCGGAAAGGATTGAGTATGATGAAAAAGTGGTTGTTGAACTTGTTACAAAACACTTCCCAGATTTCCGTAGAGTCCTCAACGAATGCCAACGATATTCTACGGGAGGAAAAATCGACTCAGGTATTCTTGCATCTTTCTCAGACATCTCCGTAAATGAACTTGTCAAATCTCTCAAAAATAAAAACTTTCCAGAAGTTCGTAAGTGGGTGGTCTCCAACCTTGACAACGATGCTCCTGTTCTACTTCGCAGGATTTATGACGCCTGTTATGATTGTCTTTCACCCCAATCTATCCCTGCTGCCGTTCTTGTTATTGCTAAGTACCAATACCAATGTGCGTTCGTGGCTGATCAGGAAATAAATCTTCTTGCAGCATTAACTGAAATTATGTGTGAGTGTGAATTCAAATGAAAGTCCCATCTAAATCTGAATTGATGCATTATCGTCTTCAAGCAGTTATGCGTGAAAACATTTTTGACAAAGATCAAATGAAATATCTTGGTGTTCGTGATGATGGTAAACATTGGTATC